CTTGAACAACGTTACACAATCAAAACTACACAGGCAAAGCGTTAACCAATGATAACTACTTCATGTCATGGACTTATCAAAATGAAATTATTGAAACACTTCCCGAAGAATGTGTTGGTTTTGTATATCTGATAACAAATGTCATCTCTGGACGCAAATATATAGGCAAAAAATTAGCCAAGTTCGCTAAAACATCTTACAAGGTGGTCAAGCTCAAGAACGGAACTAAGAAAAAAAAGAAAATACGTAGCAAAGTCGATTCAGACTGGCGTGATTATTACGGGTCAAACCTAGAATTAAACGTGGACGTATTGAAATTAGGCAAAGAAAAATTCACTCGAGAAATCCTATATTACTGCACAAGCAAGGCGCAATGCTCTTACATCGAGGCCAGAGAACAATTTACTCACAAAGTTCTAGAATCAAAAGACTATTACAACGGCCAGATTAGTGTCCGTGTACATGGTTCGCATATACTCAAAGGCTAATAATTTAGGCCGTTTAATCGCCAAATAAGCCCGCACAGGCGTTGACATTGTGCCCGTAATCCGTTCTGATGTGTGACGGTAAGGAGTATCTGCTTGGCGACAGACCAGTAAACTACTACCCGCAAGGATGATGATGGGATACGCCTATAACCCGTTTAGTTTATGAAAAACAATTTAGAAAGGCTAAAAGAGGGAGAAATACCCACGGCTTTGCATGTGTTAGCGTACATGTTAAGACCCGCCGTTGTATAAAGACTCAGCTCGAGGTACCGGACAACCGCCTCTGTAACTGCTGTAACGCTAGTGTGACATGTTCAACTCAGATAATGTTAACATTTTTGCCCGCCAGGGCAAAGTGTGACTGAACAATCTAGATAATATTTAAAGTGCTTCGCACTTAATAGTTCTTAATAATTAAAGAAGAAAACAATATGCTTGAGCGCAAGCGAAAAGCAGATGAACTTTAGTTCATCTTAATATAATATATAAATATCTAACTGCGAGACGACATATGAAAGTAACTGAAATTATTAGTGAAAGCCGAATTCTGAATGAACAAGTAAGCATGTACCTAAGCTACTTAGCCCGAGCCTTGGAACGAGGCGGGCCCAGCGTGTACGCCGGTGTTGATGATGCATTATTATGGATTAGTAAACAACTTGTTAGTAAAGATGCAACACTTGCTGCCGCTGAGTTAGGTGAGGCATGGGCAAAAACAGCTATAAAAATGGGAACTAAAGTTGATGATGTAATTATACTAGGCGAGAAACAAGCAGTTAACGCACGTATTCCTCAACCAGTTATTGATGCGGCTAAAAAACAAGCCGCTAAAATTTTTGCCAAAGAAACTGGACAAGCAACTGGGGCGCTGGCCAAGGTTGGCACTAATGCTCAAATTGTTAAAGGATGGTTAGGTTCAAAGTTTGACATGGTCGACAATCTGTTAAAATTATACGGTATCGCTGAACCTATATACACTTGTGTATTAGCAATTAATGCGGACTATGCACGATGGGATTCAAAAGAAGATCCTGAATATTTGGCAAATCCTAATTTATTACAAGGCGATACACAACATCACATTGATGTTTGTGTGCGAAAGATCCTAGCTTTGTGGGCCGGCAGAAAGATATCGGGATTTGTATTTGGTAAGAATGGTATACAACAACTTCCGTTCTTAGGTGGACCTAAGATGTCGGCAATGTTTAATAGTTTAGGCGCCGGCGCTAAACTGGCATTTACTGCTTGGTTAGATTCTGATATTGGCCGCCAAGCATTTGCTGAGTGGGTAGTTGGTGATACATTGGCAGCGGCAGGATTTAGATTTGTTGCTGACATATTAAGTGGACTTACTATGACGGGTTATAATAAAATATTAACTGCTATTGGATCTGATAAAGCACCGCCAGAGGCTCAGCCTCTGGCACCCTCAGCACCACGCCCAGGACAAACTAGATACGATTTTGCTACCGGGCGCCCGTTAAATTAACGGCATCTGAGATGCCTTAGTTGCCTCAATATTTTCTTTTATAATATCGTAGTACGCTTCTCGGTCATCAAAACTATAGATGTGCAGGAGCTCTTGAACTGTAACGCCTCCCCGCATGTGCCAACTTATTCTAGCAAGTTCTTTTTTAAAGTCTGCTATTTCTCTTTCGAGCCCAACTAGATATTCTTCAATTTCAGAAGCGGGTAATCTAATTAGGCGTTGACGAAAAAATTTGATTGGTCTAAATCAATCGATAGTGCATCCTCATGTCCGCAATTGTCGCACTTAACTTTATGAGCTGGTGCCTGCCAAGTTTTTTGATTTATTTCAATATGTGCAGTAATTGCCGCTATTACGCTACGGTCAACATTGTTTAGCCATTCAACAATAAATGCACGTTCAGTAACAACTACTTTACCGGTATCAACACTTTCGATATTTTCAGCAAACACATCATTACGCAGAGTTGCTAACTGTTGATAAATTCTATTCATTTCGGCAGCTCGTTCATCTGTGTTTTCAATTGAAGCAATTTGTGTCAGCTGTTGTTGTAGTTGAAAATTACGTATGCTAAAATCTGTAGTTTGCTTATAACACAACGGTTTAAGAATTACTGTAAGTTCATCTAATACTAGTTTGTTATCATACTTGCAAGAAGTGTAATGATCAATTAAAGTTGACAATTCTAATTCGTATTCGCTTGGAGTTTTACAATTAGAACAGTCATTTGATATGTTTATAATTCCGCCGTATGTAGCAATACGAATTGCAGTCAACATTATATCAGTATCTAGTGATGAAAGATCCCAGGGATCATTAATTGATGGACAACAACTATTAATAACTTTAGCTGTACTTTCTCCTGCTAGTAATGCGTCCGGAGTTTTCATTAAAATTTCGTCCATGCCAGTCATACCAAATATTGGTAATCTAGCAACGTCACCAGAAATACTCCCGGGTTTATTGTATATTCCCTGACTAGGTAAACTAATAAAAATCTTGGGTTGTCTAAAATACTGCTGTAAAGGATTATTTGCCATTTTGGGCTCCGGATAAATATATCATACAGTATTTATATACGCAGTTTTCTAGGAAAAAATAATGAGTGAAGTTGATCTAAGCCCACGTTCCATACAAAATCTTACCGACGGTATCGTAGCCGGGATAACCGGCGTCCGAGGAAGTAGCTTTGGCCCGCAAAACAATAGTCAACAGCCCGCAACAGGTGGCCGGGGATGGGATCAAGAGCTTCAGCGATTATTTACTGGCGGGCAGAATCTAATGGCAAGTGTCGGCTTGTTAACTCAAGGAACATACGGGTTAGCACAAGCAAGCGGTGATATTAGTAAAGTGATTAGTTTGTTTGGTCCTGTGGGAGCAGGCATTGGACAGTTTGGTAATGCTGTTGTAGGTGTTGCTCTTGCTACTAATCAGCAGATGATGAACGTTAGTAGAAGCGGATATACATTTGATCAAAATCTAGGGTTGTTTTCTAAAGCAGTGTTAGGCGCTCACATGAGTTTGCCTCAATTTGAACGGTTTGTTAATGAAGCCGGCAAATCACTAGGCGGGCTATCAACTTCCGCTGCTAATTCTGGTCTTGCTTATCTGAGAATGCTTCAAGCAATTAATGAGAATGAAGACAATTACAAGATGAAAGTCTCCGGACTTGATGACTTTGATAGAACGTTACAACTGTCTGCATCTATGTCGCGCAATCAAAATATGCTTATCGAACGTAGTCATAGAGCTGTGATTGATTCTGCTATTTCTATGGGCATTGAAATGGACAACATTGCTCGCTTAACTGGTAAGAGTCGTCAGGAACAACAAAAAGCAATAGAAACACAGATGCAAAAAAATGAAATGGAAATCATGTTGATGGCCATGACAGAAGAAGAACAAACAGCATACAAAGACAATCTTACATCCATGGGTAAATTTGGTAAGGGCATGGGAGATTTGATGACAGAACTGACTGTTGGCGAGGGTAATGTAGTTAGCGAAAAAGGAACGAAGATTGCAGCCGCTCTAGATGCAGCCGCTCCAGGCGTCACAGCACTAATGACACAGCTTACAAGAGAAACAG